GCAGAAGCAGTTAAGACTGATGAGAATGTAGCACAAGCAGTAGATGAGTTTGTAGAGAGAGCTATCGAGTTTGCTAAGAATGATTCAGACCAAGAGTTTACATTAGCTGACGCTACCACAGAAATTGCCTTTGAGTCTTTTGTTGCTTCGCCTGTAAGTGTTATTATAGACATAGATTTAGACGCAATAAATTTAAGCAATATCGCAAATGATATGACGACTGACCAAAAAGAAAAAGCACAAGAAGTAATTGTGCCAACAATCTTGGTTAGGATTGTATCGTTTGCTATAAGGAGATTCGATTGATAAATAAATTGTGGTCTTGGTTGATACAAGCAGTAAAAGAAACCCTTAACCTTGCGTGGACTTTAGTGGGTTTGATAATTGCAACTTTAACATTGACAGGACAAGCTCAACAAATAACTGCAATCGCTACGTTAATTACATTGGCTATATGGTTACTAACAATAGGATTTAGAAAATAATGTGTATGGTTACTGTTAAAGATGACGGCTCTTTTGTACAAATATGCAACTGCAAATATGGAAGCGAGCATTGTAATGAGCAGTAACGGATATACAAACAAGGAAATGCTAGAACTTATATTAAAAAATCAAGATAGATTGCACGATAGAATTGACGACATAGAAGATAAGATAAATACTAAAATCTCAAGACAAGAACTTTTTGCTACATCAACTCTTATATTGCTCATAGTTGGTGCGTTTACACAAATGTAAAAAAACCTTCTTTTTTAGTTGCATACTTTGTAATCTTTGATTATTATTCATAGTATGAATGAAACATATAAATCAGAAGTTTTAGGAACAGAGTTTACATTAGTTTATCGTCCTAATAAGAATGGAAAAATAATGCCTTATGTAGAGCTTGAATGTTCTAGATGTGGTGGTGCAGGTATTTATACATATCAAACTGGTATTTGCTATAAATGTTGGGGAGAAAAAGTTGAATATAAAGCTCTAAGTACTGTTAAAAAATGGGAAAACCAATCAATAAAATCAGATAAAGAATACGAAAAGTATCTTGCAACTTTACCATTTTTGGCACAATATCCAAAAGAAGTTAGTAACGAAGAATTAATTGAGTTTAATAATGAAAAAATTACACCTTTAAGTAATGGTTTACAAGAAGTTATAGGGATTGTTACTAACAGATATTATGCAGAAACTCCTTATGGAAGCCAAGAAAAATTAGTTGTAGATGTAAATGGTAATACACTTTGGGTCAATGTAACTAAAGCTCTTGAAGATGTTAATAAAGAGGACACCATAACAATAGAATTAGAAGTCAATATGTTTAACGTTGATGAAAGAAAAGGCTCAGGCAAAGCAGGTAGAAGAAAACTTACTAACCACATCAAAGCATAATTTAAAAGACCCTAGAAGCTATTGCTAGTATCTAAGGTCTTTTTTATATTTTAATCACAAATTACAAAATTTACGATTAAACTTATTCCTATGAAAGTAAAAGGAACAAGTTGTATGTTTTGTGGAAATCAGCTTACCACAAATCGTGGTACTTTGTTATGTGATAACAAGATTTGTATTCACAATCACAAGAAACATACTGACTTACAGAGAACGTCTTAACTTAAAAAGTAAGGAGAAGTAATGCCTTCTTTAATTATCGAAGGTGTAATCTCTTGTATCTTGGTTATGCCACCGAGTGTGGATAACTTAGAACAGTTTATTGATTGCAGGGAACAATATAAAAAAGTAGAAGTAGTCCAAGAGTGGATTCCTCTATTGCAAACATATTTCAAAGAAGAAGATGTATTACAAGCTAGCCTTATGGTATTCTGCGAATCAACTGGCAGACCAAGAAGTTATAATAACAATACTAATGGCACGCAAGATATTGGTTTGTTTGCTATGAATGATAAAACTTGGAACTGGCTAAAAGATAAATTAGATTTTACTGGAGATAGACGAGACCCAGTATTAAATACAAGGATTGCTAGTTGGCTTTTCTATAATGACGGAAGGGGGAAACATTGGTACAGTTCAGAACATTGTTGGGACTATGATTTTTGACGAAGTAATATTAGACGATTTAGATGAGGAGTTAAATGATACAAACTTACAATTTTGCAGAACAAGACAAGGTTGGAAAAATGGGAGAGCAGTTAATACTAAAGCATTACAATACTCTTACAGACGAAACAGGAAACAAATACCACGCAAGACCAACTCGTATGTCAGAACAATTACAAGGTGCAGATATTTGGGTGTTCAACCAAGAACTAAAAGACAATTACATAGAGGTCAAAACAGATACACAAATACAAGATACAAACAACGTGGCATTGGAATACCTTATTGAGCAAGAGAATGGAGAGTTGCAAATAGGTTGTCAGATGAAAACGTTTGCAGACTTTATGATGTACTGGACGTACCCAACAAACTTTGTTAGGTTTTGGAAACCAAGAGTATTGCAACCTTACTTGTTGACTTGGATTAAAGAAGATAAGTATAGAACTATAAAAGTAATTAATGAGAACGCTCAAGGTAAGAAGTGGTTTGCTCATTGTTTACTTGTACCTGTATCTGAGTTTGATAAACTTAGCTTTGTAAACAACTTTTTAGTAAGTATGGACATAGTAGAGAGCGTGTTAAGTGAGTGATATAGAGTGGCAACCTGATGAAACATTCTCTGATTACAAGAGAAGGAAGAACGCAGGGTTACAAGGTATGGGACAAAAGACTGTTAAGAATAGAGAAGGTTGGTCAGACAATCAAAAGCGTGGGCTAACTAATAAGAACAAAGGTCGCAGGAAACAAAACCTTGCTAGGAAGAAGCTCAACATACCTGATACAAAGTTTAGAAGCCAAATGGGTAACGAGGAATCTTGGAAGGGCGAAGTCAGAGTAGAAGTCAAAGCAGGGAAACAAGTACAAACCTTATGGACTAAATATCTAAAAGCTAAAGAGCAATCAGATACAAACACAAGCATTGGAGATACAAGACCATTCCTGTTTGTTGCTATGCCTGACGGTACATCTAATGGCTTGGTTGTTATGGAGTTAGACAAGCTAGAGGAGATTGTTTTTGCTTTACTTGAAACTTGGGAATAATAAAAAAAAAGACCTTAGAAACTATTGCTAATATCTAAGGTCTTTTGTATTTAATTATTTGTTACAACCACAATCACACCAAATTTCTTCTTTTTTATTTTCAATTAATTTTATGACTAATTCATCTGTTTTAAGTAAAACATCTTGGTGCAAGTCATACGCGATAAGTGTTTGTAATGCAGTTTTAATAACTTTAAGTTCTTCTAAAGTTTTATAATTTAATTTATTCATTGAAATCAACTCCCTTCTTTTTCTATATGTTTCATTCAATACTTAATTATGGCATAATCTAAGATTATATACAAGTATAAAACAACATTTTTATTCCCAAACAAATCCTAATCAAATACCCTAATATGTCCTATTTATAATCTATAATTAAAGTAGTTAAAAGACAGGACGCAAATGACACTTAAAGATTATCTTGAGCAGTATGAGAGACAACCACAAAGATACGGTTACTTTTATGCTACTGAACAAAGGACTGAACAATGGGAAGAAGTCCTTAGTGCCTTACACAAAGGCTATCTTGACACAACTCCACTTGTTGATTACTTAATTGATGAATGTGGTTGGACAGGAATCGCACCCAAGACAATAAGGAATCGCATTAATGAAGAAAAAATCAGAATCCGTAAAGCTAAATCAGTTTCTTGAACTTTATCAAGACAAAGAATCTAATAAGAAACTAGCAAAACAAAAGTACCCGATTGGTTGGCAACCACACGCAGAGTACGACCCTAAGTCTAACAAAGGTACATTAGTCTCTCGTGGTACACAAGAACAAGAGCCTGAGTTTGCCACGCTACTACTTGAATGGGGATTTGACCCTGAGGAATATGAGATTGTAGGAAATTTGCAGGTCAGAACGTGGGATATGAATATGGGTGGTGGAGAGACTCAACAGGCTTGGTACTACAAAGCAGACATAAGAAAAAAGATACCTAGCTTAGATACAGACTATGGTCAGCTTCTTAAAGAGATTAAATCTTATAAGCCTAAGACTGCACCAGTTAAAAAAGGTAACACGGCTTTTATGTACTATGTTGCAGACTGGCAAATGGGTAAGAGAGACGGAGAAGGTAGCGAAGGTATTGTCTCTAAAGTTCTTGACTCACTTACAACTGCTAATGCAAGACTTAAAGAATTACAAAAGACTGGTCACAAGATTGACGAAGTGTATGTCATTGGTCTTGGAGATATTGTAGAGAACTGTAACTTATCAGGTTGGTACTCAAGCCAAGTTTGGAATACAGACCTGCACCTTAGAGACCAAATAACAGTTGCAAGAAGATTGCTTTGGAAGATAGTAAAAAACTTTGCTGACCAAAACTATAATGTAGTTCTCTCAGGTGTAACATCTAATCACGGTCAAAATAGAAGTGGTAAGCAATCTTTAACAACAGAAGAACTCGACAACCTTGACTTGCAGATATTAGAACAGGTTGGAGACCTAGCGTATGAATCAACTTACAAGAATATAAAAGTTGTTGTACCTGATTCTCCACACTTACTCTTAGATGTTAAAGGTTACGCTATGGGTTTCACTCACGGACATCTTACGGCAGGTGGTGGAACGCCTGCAAAGAAGATAGAGAACTGGTGGAAGGGTCAGATGTTTGGATTAAACGAAGCAGGAGACAACCCAGTTGGAGTTGCAATGTGCTTAATTCACGGTCACTATCATCACTTTACTGCCGTTCAGCAAGGTGGAAGAACAATTATGGGAGTACCTGCTATGAGTCCCTCTGATGACTTCCAAACAAGAACAGGTTACTCGACATCAATGGGTGTTGTAACTATGACTGTAACTAAAGACGGTTGGGACAACCTTAAAATCTTGTAGTTCTTCTATACCATAATCTCAGATTATGTGTAGTGTTTTTTAAAAAAGTTTAAAATTAAAATTGCAAATGTAATCTAAGATTGTATTGTTATGTATATAGAGATTAAGAGTCAGTCTCTCAAAATAGCAAGACTCCAAAGTGAGAGCCACACTATAAAACGAGGGGCAAGGCAAACCTAACTCAAACCAAAGGTTTAGAGATATAGTCAAGTTGGTGTATAGAGGGCGACACGAAAAGGTCGGGCTGAGATTCAAGTTCTTCAACGATATACAAGAGCGAGGACTATATCACTAAGCCTTTGTAACTGAGTTCTTATGGATATGAGTAGTTGTTTGGCAAGTTCGTTGGAAGCCTTGTGCGAAGTATCGGTTGTACCTGATACTGCGAACGTTAGATGTAAAGAGTATTTAAGATAATTTAGCGAGAAATTTACATTGTTAAAGCATATATTGATTCGAAGCAATATGAACTACTACTGACTTACAATGGGACGAGAGGTAATAGCAAACATAGACGCTCATATCCGTAAGGACTTAGTTGATTTTAGAATACTTTTGTGAGTCTCGGCAAAGCCGATAGATTTAAAAGTCTACACACGAAATCCTGACGAGTTGCTTTTAACAGACTAAAAAGAACAAACTTATTATTTGTTGTAATACAGATAAGGGTTTAGCAACGGGAATGACGAATACCTGATGAAAAGGGGAGTAGGAACTAGCTAGATGTGGACTCGCAAAAGTATTTTTAAATTAAAGATTGCATAAAACAAATCAGAGATTAATATAAATATAGAAACGGAGTTGATACGAATGAATATTTTTGATGACTTTAAAAAAAGCATAAAAGATAATTTACCAAATGATGTTGTCTTAACTGACGACCAACTTAACAAAGTTGCAAAGAATGTTTGGTATATACATAACGACCAAAGAAGAAGTCTAATCAATACATTAGGGAGTTGATATGACAGATGAAATAACACTTAGAGGATTTGTACAAGGACGAGTAGATATTGTCGTTGAACAAAGTTATGGTAAGCAATACAAAGCAAGTGGTTGGATAAACCTTGAGCCTGTATTGAGCTATCAGAGACCTATTGACGTGCTTAAAGCCGTCACTAACTTAAACAAAGATAAGTTCCAACAGTTTAAGTTTGTACTAACACAAGGAACGTATGACAAAATAAAGAACGGAGAAGAAGAATGATGAATGAATTAGACTTTTATTGGTTACTAATGTGGACGCTTGGTATTCTTGCAAGCATAGGAATTATTCTTATGATTGTAGAAGAAGTATCATTAAAGTATTTTCCACACTTACACAAGAACGAAGCTAGTCTTAGTGAAGCTCTTGATGAGTTGTATGAGGAACTACAAAACCAAAAAGAAATAAACGTAGCAGAATATCTAAAGGAGAGAGTATGACGCAAGAGATAATGGGTAGTGCTGAGATTGGACAATGGCTAGGAGTTACTCGTCAAGAAGTAGCTCAATGGAAGTTTCAAGGTAAGTTACCTGAGCCTGACTATCAGTTAAAAGCAACGCCTGTATGGACTAAAGAAACACTACTTAAGTGGAGAGAAGATAACGCTTGGGTAGAAGATAGAGTAAATTCTTCTAAGGAGTTAGTAAATGGATAATAAAGATAAATTAATTGTACGACAAGTAGCAATAAAGTCAGCAATAGAATTGGCAAGTAGTGGTTACCCTACGCTTAGTTCTGACGCTGAGATATTTAAGTTTGCACAAGACATAGAAGATTGGGTTTTGAATCCGTTTGCTCAATCTACTAATTCTGTTGTTAGTACACCTGCCACGCAACCAAGCCAACCAAATGTGTCGTCACATAGCCCAGTTGGTCAAGTAGAGCTTAAATGTCCTGCTTGTGCGTCTAAGGTGTACGACAACAGAGCTGACAAGAAGTCAGACAAGAGTCCTAACTTTAAATGTGGGAACAAACAATGCACAGGTGGAAATAATGGATTTCCCTTTGCAAGTTGGTCAGATGATATTCCAATCGAATGTCTCCCTGATTTTAAAGAGCCAAGTGTACCAGTAGCGAAGTCATTAGACGAGCTAGAGGACAATGTATCTCCCTTTTAAGATACGTACAAGTCTAAGTGAGTCCTAGACGCATAGGACTCACAAAGGCTTATAATCTAAACAAAGAAACAGAGAAGAATGAAAATAGAAGCAGATAATTATTTTGCAATAATACCTGAGTGGATATTAGACGCAGACATTAGCCCAAGAGCAAAGAATCTATATTGTATCTTGTGGACTTATGCTGATAGAAAAGACAACTCTTGTTTTCCAAGTGTTACCACTTTGTCAAAGCGAGTAGGTGTCAGTCGAGCTAATACACACAAGCTCATCAATGAGCTACTGGACTTGGGTGCTATTACAAAACAAAACAGAGTCAAGGATAATGTAAAGCAAACCAATCTATATTTCTTGATTACAAGCAAACCTAGTGTCGCAGATGATAGTACTACATCTAGTAGTATCGTAGATGATACGAGGGGTAGTATTGCTGACGATACAAGGGTAGTATCGGAGACAGTACATAGAACTATAACCAATGAACTAAAACCAATAGAACAAGAATATGTGGAAAAGCCACAAGTAAAGAAGATTGAGGAAGATGTACTTAAACAACGCAAGGCACTTTACCGAGTCTTTGTTGATGAACTTGGATACGAGCCAAGAAGTCAAATGGAGAAATCAGGTTGGTTTAAAGTTTGTAAGGAGTTAACTGACGTTGGTGTCACAACCGATATGCTCAAAGGCTCTATCCTCGCCTACAAGAAGCATTGGAACAACATAGACATCACGCCATACGCAATTAACAAATGGTTTGGTAAGTTTGAAGCTCTTGGCAAAGACGAAGCTCGCAAGAAACAAATGCAGGAGAATCCTACTTTAATATGCGAGGAGAAGGGTCATCACTTCATAGACCATAACTACTTCTTGTACTGTATTGTGTGCAAATTAGAGCAGAAAAAGTAAAAAAATATAAATTATTTTTAAAGACCCTATAAACATTGGGTTTTTTAGTACATATTTCTTAGAAAATACTTGGTTATAATCTAAGATTATGCCATAATTAAGTATGAATGAAACAAAAAAAATAAACTTTAAAAACGCAGACGGTAGTTTTAACCGTGATAAATGGTTAGACTTTATGAATACTTCTATAAAATCTATTCCTTATATTAATTCTTGGACTGGTCATACTGTTGGACTTGTCAATCAACTATCTAAAGAAATTGATTGGAGTCCTAGTAGTTGTAAATCTTTAAAAACAAACAATAACGCACCTTACTGGAACAGAAATGATTTATATCAAGTATTTGATAATAAAAGAGGTTGGGTCAATACTCACGTTTCTCCTGCTGAAATTGTTAGAGGTAATGATGAATTGACAGAAAATGTTTTATATGTTATTAATCCTGATAATTGGCAAAAAGGTGCAAAGGTTTGTGTAATCTATCCTGATAGAACTTGGAGATACTTAGGGTTTTGGGAATATGCACAATATGGTCTAAAAAAATATATTCCATTTAAAATTCAAGACCAACTTAAAAAACTAGGTGTTCTCTAAATATAAACAATCTTGTAAGGTCAGTATCATTCGATACTGATTTTGCTATTATGGGTGGATAATGCCAAAAGAAACACTCGCATATAATGATGACTTAGTACAAGCTCTTTGTGATTCAATCGCAACAGGAATGTATGTTAATCTCGCTTGCCAATCAGTAGGCATAGGCACATCAACACTCCACGAATGGAAGAAAAAAGGTCAGCAAGGCATAACACCTTATGACAAAGTATGGAAAAGAATACAGATTGCAGAAGCTAAAGCTATCGAGAGAAGAATTAGAAGAATAGAAGAAGCAGGAGAGAGTGGCTCTTGGCAGGCAGACGCTTGGTACTTAGAGAGAAGATACCCACACTTGTTTGGTAAGAGAGATACAGTCGCCATTGAGAATCAAGATAGTCAAGAAGTAAGACTACGTTGGGCAGACGGTAACTTATTAGACAAAGCTCAAGAAGAAGAATTTTTAGAAGGCGAAGTAGTAGAGCCAAAAGGACTAGACAATGGAGAATGAAGATATAAACCAATCGTTTGCTGAGATTATAGAATTTAATAATCTTTGGATAGACGCTTTAGAGATTAACGAAGATTTTGATGACCCAATTCTTAATGAGTTGGTTGACTTTGAAATACCTGCCGTAGTATTTATTCCAATGATTACAGATATGGGACTGATGTATAGCTCACTTCCAATATCTTCTAAAGCATTGGAAACATTTATTACTTGGTTTAAAGCTCAGGAGTAATATGCAATCATCTTTGGATAGTGATGTCTTATCAGGCTTAGATATTCAGTTGCCACCTTTACACTCAGCACAAATGGAAGTTGTAAAGAATATGAAAAGGTTTACTGTTCTCTCAGCAGGAAGGCGTTGGGGTAAGACCAAACTTGGTGTTTGGCTATGTCTCAAATATGCTTGGGAAGGCAAAAGAGCTTGGTGGATTGCACCTTCATACTCAATGACAAATGAAGCGTGGGCAGATTTAAGAAGTATTGGTATCGAATATGGTATCAGAGTAAAAGAAGCAGAGCGAACAATCGTTACTGCTACTGGTGGCTCAGTACAAGTAAGGTCAGCTGATGACCCTATGAAACTTAGAGGTGC